TTTTCGTCACGGAACCATTCGTTCCAAACCTTTGCATATGCTCGGAACGGCAGGCTGTTCACCTTCAGGCCGCTTACGCCTGTTGGGATTCCGAAGTAATCAGCCAGCGTTCCCACGTTCCAGCCGCCTTCTGGTGCGGTCGTTACCGGTGTCGTGTACTCGGTCGTTTCTGCCCAGAAAGTGCTGTCGTTCTGGCCCATGAGGTTTTGAAAGTGCTTCCACAGCAGGCGCGCAGGCACAAAAAAGAAGTAGAAGTCCATATACGCATTATCCATGACCGGATAAAGCGGAGTTGCCATACGCACCAGTGCATTCAAGTTGATCTTGAAGGTGTCTGCAGGCAACACCTCGTCAAGGTAGATCGGCACGAGGTCTCCTTCGTTCATTGTGGTCAGCAGGTTGAAATCTCGTTGAAATTTCGCTCTCCTGATTTCCGCATGAGGTACTTGTGCATAGTGCTGTTCACTGTTTCTGTTCATTTGCGTTTACCTCGTTTTTTGTGGATACTGCTGTATCAGGGTGTTGTGCTGCAGCTTTATTTTTCGTTGAAATGCCCATTTTTTTGAGCCACTCGTCTTCGCCTGCGGTTGCTGCCCAGTTCTGAAAGTTCATGCCGAATTTCTGCCTGATCTCCAGCGGCAGCTTGTCGAACTTCTCGCGTTGCTCGTTCATCATGTTCAGGTATTCGGTGTAGGTTTTCGGCAGCTTCGTGGTGTCGATGTAGTAACCCGGCGTTGCCAGTGCGCTTTCGTCGCCTGCTGCGTATCGGCTGAGAATGGCCATCACGTCGCACTGGTCGCGGTAGCTTTGAATTTTTTCGTAGGTGTTGACCTCTCCGACCTTTTCAAGGTACGGATGCCCGTTGTCGTCGTACCGTTCCTTGTATTCCGGTTCCATGATGTTCCCGCAGCAGTTGCAGCGGACTTCCGGTTTTTCATCTTCGTATGGTTTAAAGATCTTCATGTTTTTCGCTCATCTCCTTTTTTTCCTGTTCCATGTTGTAAACCAGTTCCGGCGTCTGGCTCTGGATCTGGCCGGTTTCGGTGTCGTACATGCCAAGCTTGTAAATGCGTTTGTCGTCGCAGTCGCTTTTTTCGGTTTCTGCCGTGATCCACTTGAAAGTGCGGTTTTTTACTTTCGGATTGATGCACATGAGATTGCCAAAGGTTCCGGCGAGTTCGTCTTTGATCGTGAAAATTTCGAGAATCATGGTTATTCCTTTCCCAGTTCGTAAATCTGTTTCGTGGTGATGTTATCGAGACCGTAGCGCAGCAGTGCCCTTGTTACTTTCGATCTGGGTAGCTCCAGTGTCTGGCTTACGTCCTCGATTTCTTCCAGCATGTTGGTTTCGATGTTGATTGCATATCTTATTTTCATCATGCCGGCTTCTTTTTGGTGATACGGTCTTTTGTTCACAGTCTGATTCCTCCTCTGCTCGGTTTCGGGTTCACGTTGATTTTTTTGGTTTTCTTTGCGGTGTTGGTGAAAATTTTCTTGTCGGTCTTCGGTTTTACGGTCTTGCGGTATGCCATGATACCACCTCCTTTTTCTCTCATTTTACCAAAAAAAAAAAAAGCGCAAGGCTGATTTTTGTCAACCTCACGTTTTTAATGTTTGCATTATTGGTTTTCGTATTCTTTGAGCTTTTCACAGATTGCTTCTGCCCATTCTTCATCCATGTTGTACTCTTTTTTTATTTCGTCTTTGTCTGTGCTTCTCCATCCGCCGTCGTAAAGAGCTGCTGCACAATCTTCTACATGTTCTTCATAGTAACTTTTCATGGTTTAAGCACCATCCTTTCTACACCTTTATTATACACCTCTTTTATACACTTGTCAAGCACTATTTTTGTTTGAGGTCGTCCGGTGCGCGCTGGGCCGCGCATGAAAAGGACGACGTAACTTTTTTGTGTCACGCCGTCCAGTGTCCTTTATTCAGCCGTTCTTTTAGATTTCTTCCCGGATAAGTTTTTTAAATTTATCTTGATTTTTTCGATCTTTTACATCATAATATTCTTGCATGGTCAAGCCGGTCTGCTTGAGCTGAGCAAAGAGCGCGTCGTTTGCGATTCTTCGGCGTTCTCTTTTGATTGCTTTCAGTTCTTCAGATTCGGCTTTTACTATTGTGTCTTCTATCGTCTCACTTTCTGCTTCTGATAGCGGTTTACTGTTTGAATGTTCCAGATCAAAGAGTTTATCAAAATATCTTGGTGGTTTTGCTCTCCTTCCATTTTTCAGTTGGATTTCGTCTTTTGCATAGATTTCATCTTTGTGTTCCTCATAGTATTGCATTCCGATTGCAGGATTTTTGCTCATCATGCAGCGTTCTGGTAAAACTCCGAGTTCTTCATAATATTTTTTTGAATCCTTGCCGTAAATCTTTTTTGTCGTGTATCTTGCGGTGTATGCCATGTTTTTCCATTCTGCTGGTGCTACCACTACATGACCCATACCCCACAGCTTTGTGAGCCATTCAACATTGTAGTATCTGAAGCCGTTTTTCTGCTTGTAGATTTTCAGTTCTTCCGGCTTTATCGGCAGATCGTACACGATCGCATGGTAATGTGGTCTGTGTGTCTGGCTTCCGTACTCGCCTGCTTGGTAGTACATCAGTTTTCCGGTATTTCTTTCATGGTATTCTAACCAGCGTCTTAGCCGTTTCCAAAATTTTTGCATGTCTTCATAGTTGAGTGTTAAGTTTTCTATGATGATCTCGCCTGTTTTTTTGTTAACGCCTAAACCCTGATTAAAAGACCATGGTACATGTTCATTGTCGTATGTAAGTGTTAAAAACCACGCATTATCGTGGTATGGCAGTTCCATTTCCATCCTGTTTGCCCAGCTGCTTGCATTTTGCATTTTACAGCCGGCACAGTGTCCACACGGCAGGATTTGTGCATTTTCGTCTTTCAGCTTTCTCAGCAGCTTTTTTTCTAGGTTTTCTTCCAAGAATGGTCCTTCAATGTTGAGTTGGCTGTTGTGTCTCTTTCCTGCCAGCAGATACTTTTTCAGCGTCGTTATTTCGCCGTCTGCGAATCTTACCAAAGGTCTTGTGCACCCCATATGGATGTTTCACCCCGTTTACCTCAGTGGGCCCCAATAACCCTTCTTGATGTTATTGGGGCCCACTGACACAATTTTTCGTGTCAAGTCCAATTTAATCATGGATTTTTGTTTCAACATGTGATTCCTGTTTCTATTCTGCATAGTTCTAAGATTGCTGTTCTAATAATGTCGCTCATGTTTTCTTCAGGGTATTTTTTGCTGATTTCTTCTAGTGCGTTGAGTTCTCGTTGTGTTAAAAATACGTTTACTCTTTTGACTGTTTGTTTTTTCATGGTTATTTCCTTTCTAGGTTAAGTGTACGATTGATACACCCATAATATACACCTCTTTTCTGTGTTTGTCAACTATCTATTCCTTGCTGTGCGTCCCGGGTTCCATTCAATGTCCCCGTGGCCTTCTCCGCTTATGCCCTTTTCGTTTCCTCGTGTTGTGCTGCTGCTTTGCTGGCTGCTCTGTTGGTTCAGGTTGCTGATCTGTTGTGCGCTGCTCGACATGATTTGACTTGTGGCTTGTTGCATCTGCTCTGCGCTGTACCATTCGTTTGACTGTTTTGCCGTGTTGATCGCGCTCATGGCGTTTTGCAGGAACTGTGCCGTGTTGTTGCCATAGTCGTACATGCTTTGCATGGTCGCCGTGTGTGCGCTTGGGATGGCTGCGCTCTGAGTGTGTGAAAAGCTTTGCATTCCGCTGCTTGCTGTGCCGCCTGATGGTGTGCTGGCTCCGTATCCGTTGTATGCTGCTAAGATCGGATTCAAGCCTGCTGCTTTCAGGTCTTTCACGCCGCGCTGGTATGCGGTGCTGCTCATTCTTTCAGCCCATGCCCGTTGTGCTGCTGCTTCTGCAGAATTGTATTTCTGTGCGCTGGTCTGGCTTGCGAGGTTCAGACCGTTCGCAACGATGTTTGATAGCATGTTCAGGCCGTTCGCGTAGCTCCACATACCTGTTTGCAGGTTGTTTGCCGTTGCTGCTTGTCCTGCGTTGAACCCTGCTGCCTGTCCTGCGTTGTTTCCGGTCGGGCTTCCCATTGCTGTTTGCAGGATTGAACCCAGTGCACCGGTGTTGCCTGTTGTTACGCTTCCACCGCTTGCGGTCGTGGTTCCGCTGGTTGTTCCACTGGTGCTTCCGCTGCTTACATTTGTGTTCATGCCCTGCTGTCCCATGGCGCTGCTGGTGCTTCCGCTTGTGTTGCTGAACAGGTTTTTCATCTGTCCTGCGATCGATAGGCCGCCTGATACGATCGGCAACCATGTCGTTAATCCTGATAAGAGGCCCATTTTGCACCCCCTTAGATCGTATCAATTCCCGGTACGCTGTATATCGGCATCGGTCGCGTCCATGCCTGTTCGTAGTAGAAGTTACAAATGAACTGATGGCTGTTGGAACTCTGCACTGCGAGAGTTCTGTCAATGTTCTCTGTCCCTTCTTTGATCCAGCTGCTGGACAGTGTAGGAAGTTCGCCGTACTTGTCTGCATAGTGCCATGCATCTAGCGTCTGTGCGTAGGTGCTGCGCATTTCGCTTGTTACCATGTTGGTGCGGTATCTGTAATCGGCCCAGGCTTCTTGATAGCCGAAAACTTCTTCGTCCTGCGGCTTGCCTTGTGCATAGATCTCCTGATTAAGCACCGCCTGTTCACCGAGGTTTGCAAGCATCGGGTCATAATAGCTGAATCGAGTGTTTCGGGTCCACAGCCTGCTCAAACCCTGCTGATAGCTGTGATCTACCCGGATAGCTGCCAGACCCAGAACATAGCCATGTTCCGTTGCCGAGTACGTGCACATGTTTCGGCTCAAGGTCGTCATGGAATATGCGCCAGTGTTGCCCTGCGGGCTCGTGCTGTCGGTGCTGCTGGTCTGGATGACCTGATTCACGTTGATTGGCATTCTGTGTCCGCCGATGTACTCAGATCGGTCAAGCCGTGCGTCCGGACTGGTCACACCCCATGCACCTTTCAGGATTTCTTTGTATCGCGTGCCGGTTCTGGCATCTCGCTCGAAGATGTGCTGCACCGCGATCGCCTGTCGCAGTTCGTTGATGGTTGCGCCTGTGATGTTTCCTAATTCTGCGCCAAGGTATGTAAGTGAGCCGTTTTTTCCCCAGTACATTGCCAGGCCTTGTTTGTCTGCTCCAATTTGTCCTACTTGTACTTTTTCTCCTGCTTCTGCTGGTCCGATCGAGTAGAATGTGCTTGCTTCTCCTGTTACTGGGTTTGTTCTGCCTTCGTCTTTGTATCCCTTTATTGGTGCGTTGCCTGTCAGAGGGATTGTGACCGGTTCTGCAGCTTTCTGCGGAGATGGCAGGCAGCTTGTGAAGTAGTCTTTGTATTTGCAGACCTTCAGCGGCAGACCGCCCGCTTCTGCGTCTGAAAGGTTCTTGCCGGTGTTTACGCCGGCTGTGGTCGTATCGTCCATGCTCTGTGTGACAGGCTGCTGCAAATTTTCGTCACGGAACCATTCGTTCCAAACCTTTGCATATGCTCGGAACGGCAGGC